CAGCTCAATGATGTTCATCTCTTCACGATAAATACGTCTGTGAAAGCAGGCTACGTGCCTAAGCGGTTTGAAGACCCCTCCACTGGTAAAACAGTGGTTTTGGACCAATTGGATGCCAGAGATTTGCTGTACTACATGGAACTCATCATGGCACAGCACGATGCCCAGCAGGAGAAACACCTTTCTCGCATTAATAAGGCTACGTATACCATGTGCAAAGAATGCAACCGCGTTACTTGCCGCTGCGGTAAAATGAAGGATGAAGTTGAAGTTGTTTCCCCGCCGGATCCTAATTATCAGATTCATTCTTCCTCTTCGTCCTCTGAGCAAGGAGATTCGTCTTCTAGTTCGTCTACGGATCGCATGCTAAATCGAGTTCGATCGCGTGCTTTTGGCCGTGGACATCAGCGAGGACGTGGACGAGGCCGTGGAGGTCGACCACCACCCAGACCTAACCCATCAGCTATGGAAATTATTGCTGACTGCGGGCATGGCACTGTCCATGATGATCTTCCGATGCCTGAACGGCTGCCTCCTCACGAGGAAGAAGTTGAACAGCAATCAGCCTCTTTAGTTGCCGACTGGGTCGCAGCTTCCTTTTGGAAGAGCGCCCGTAAAGCCACCATTGAGAGACTGGGAGAATTTCCCTTTATTGGGACCTGGTTAGGACGTTTGTTGGGGTGGGAAAAAGCCATTGATTCGGTTGTTTCCACTTTAGTCGATCACATCAGCACTGAGGATTTTCTTCAGTGGTGGTATTGGCTACCCGACAATCTTTGGGACACTGGATTTGTCCGTCGTCTTGCCCCTGTACTGCAGGACGTTAAACTGTGTCGTCGCATAAAACTTGCACATACGTATGGAGCGAGAGGCCTTTTCTTATTTGGCCTTGGCTTGCTCCAAAGATGTTGTTTTAGCGGTTCGTATCATATGATGCTCATCACCACTGGTTTTACCATGTGGTTTTGGGCCTCTGGTTACTCGCTTCTTTTGAGGCAATCCGCTTACCAAACTCTGTCTGATCGTAGAACTGCAATCTCTGATGTGGCTGAGGCCCATCGCGACAAGTACAACCCCTACATTAAGGCACTCTTGGAAGTTATTGGTCTTGGACTCATTGCTGGCACTGCTGCTATCATGATCCGATCCCTGTATGTGAGCAATTCTGCCCCTTCTGAGTCTTTGGAATTACCACCGCCTGTTGATTTTACCGCTACCCTGTCTGAAAAGGAGTTGCGAGTAAATCACGATTATTCTCCCATTGAAAACCAAAATTTCATGGGTCTATCTGAGGAAGAATTGATCGCGAAGAATAATACCAAAGATGTGTGGATGAACACCGTCGTCGAAAAGTACATGTCCGTGGATAATCGGACCATGACAGATTCTCAATTACACGGATTGTGTAAAAAGAATTTGTCAATGCTGTTTGTTAAACCGAAGGAAGACTGGATCTTCTTTTCAGATATCTTTTGGTTTCAGACGGATTGTGCACTTATTCCTGCACATGCAGTACCTAGGGACACGACTTTTTGGAAGATTATGGACAATACCAGTCCTTCTTCTTCCAAGATTGTTGTTGTTGGCCCAGAGAATTGCGTCCTGTGTGGGAATCAGTCGGATATGGCTTTTGTCTACGTCAGTTATCGCAGCAAGCGTAATTTGATTCCATATTTTAATGTCAATCCTATAGCAGTTCGTGCCAAATTTTTCCATAAGGATGAGTTGGGTCTTATCGCCGATCGTCCAGAAATGGATGGCACCGTAACTGCTGATGCGAACAACAATATCGTACTCGACTGGAAGTGGCCTACACCCACTTACGTCGGACTGTGCGGTGGCGTGTATTGTTCTTTGGGAGCAAATCCCACCATCTTAGGAGTCCATTTCGGTGGCCGTAAAGTTGACTTAAACCGTGGTGTCTCTTACTTGCCCAGTCATAGGCAAATAGAGTCTTTCCTGAAAATTGTCATGGCCAAGCCCCACACTTTGTTGAGTGCATCTCATCCCGGCGAGTGGAACCCGCCAGTGAATGGGCATCCCACCTTTGCGGTGGCAGATCATGAGCCGAATGGGTACATGACCGATCAAGTAGAGTGGCTCAAGCAACATGATCCCGATACCTATGTCACCAATCAAGGTGCCGTATTTGTGGGAGAACGTGAAACTAAGGCTTTTTACAAAAGTTCGGTACGCCCTACGATCATAGCTCAGGATATTGCTCTTTTGGCTCCTCCAGAATTGGAATTTGATAAGCCAAAATTTGGGAGATCCATGTGGCCTAAATCTGCTGCTTTTGCTTTCCAAACTTCGCCAGGATTGCCCCAACAGGATTTGGAGTGGGCTGTCCAGGATTATCTGTTTGCTTTTCGCAATTTGCCCAAGTATCTTCTCAAAGATTTGAAACCCCTATCCTGGGATGAAGTTTTGAACGGAATCAGTGGTTTACGCCACATTGACGCTATTAACTGGAATTCCTCGATGGGAGTTAATTTCTCTGGAGGCAAGAAGAACTGGATTACCACCTATATCAGTGATTTGGGTGAAGAAAGAAAACAGTTTCTCAAAGAAGTTTGGGATCAGGTTGATATCCAACTCGCCAAATTGAAGGCTGGCATACGTGTTCCTTGGTTGTTTATGGGCTGTCCGAAAGACGAGCCCACATTGGTAACTAAGGATAAAGTCAGACTTTACATGGTTGGAGAAATCTGCTGTACTCTCATTATTCGGAAGTATTACACACCCGTTTTTAGAGTGCTACAGATGTGCACCTCTACAAGTGAGTGCGCTGTTGGCATTAATTGTCTCTCTCCCGATTGGGAGGAACTCATGCAACACCTTGAGCGCTTCCAGCGAGCCTTTGATGGCGATCACAGCAAATACGATTTAAGAAAATCTCCTGATATTAGTGGAGCTTCTTATCGAATTATGATTGAGATCGCATCTTTGGGCAGTTATTCCGCTGAAGATCTTGTAATCATGCAATTCATTCCCGCTTGTATCCTACGCCCCCTAGTGAGCTATAATGGATACGTGTATGCTCTTGATGGGTCCACACCTTCTGGTATTCCTGCCACAGTGAACGTCAATAGCTTGGATAATAGCTTGATGAATAGATGTGCCTTTTACTCAATTTATCCCAATTCCAAGGTCGGTGATTTTCGAACTTACGTTTCTCACGTCAACTACGGTGATGATTTTATCAACACTGTTTCTTTTTGGAGACGTAATTTCAATTTTATTACCTTGCAAAAGTATCTTGCCACGTATGGATTAAAGATTACACCTGGAATTAAAGATGCTGTAGCTAAGCCATTTGTCCCTTTAAAGGACTTGGTTTTTCTGCAGCGGTATTCCACTGTAGTTGATGGACTGCCATTTCGTGTGGGAAAATTGCACGAATCTTCAATTTGGAAATCTTTGCTCAGTGTCTTACATTCTAAATCTCTTTCTCCTGAGGAAGCTGCTGCCGTCAATGTTGATGGCGCTTTGCGGGAGTGGGCATTTTATGGTCGAGAACACTATGAG